TATATCTTTTCTTTGCAGTCCAGATACCTTTGTTTGCAATCACTTCTCGTTTCATTTGCATTTTTTGTTCATATGCATGAAGATAATCAGCAAGTTCTTGATATGCTTTATCAATGAAAGGTTCAATCTTTTCTTTTGCGATTGTATCTAAAAAGTCCACAGGGTTTTTAGGTTTAACCTTTTCTATTAATGTGTCAAATGTAATATAAACAGAATCAGTATCAGACGCAAGTACATAATCAACTTTTTTTGTTTTAAGAATATTATTCATATATTCATTAATCTTTTTTTCAATCCAACGAATAGACAACTGACCAGAAGTAGTAATTGCTTCTGCCATTGTATTAGAATAATATCTAAACCAATTATTACCAATTGCACCATAGGCCGAGTTTAAAGAAATCTTTTTTGCCATTTGAATATTATTAAATGTAGAGATTTGTTTTTCATACTTTTTGTCTTTTGTGTTAACATAATTCTGTTTTGCTTCAAGCATGTACTTCTTATACTTAACTCTATCGTCATACATTGTTTGCATCATTTCTGGTAAGAAACCTTTTTTATCAGTTCTAAACAAAGCACCATTTGGTGTCATCGTTGTATTTTTAAGAATAGAAGTATCAACCTTTTTATCTAAGAGTTTATCAACTGACATACCAGGCACAGTTTTTTCACTTTTCATAGTTTCAGGTGAAATGTTATATTGCATAATTAAGTGTGGATACAATGAATTTAAATCAAAAGATAATACCCATTTGTGCATACCTGTTTGTGGGTCTTTAACATATGCACCTTCGTACTTGTCTGACTTTTCACTATTTGTTTTTTGTGGAATAACAATCTGTCTATCCATTAAATAATTGTGAATGAGAATATCCCAATATTTAACTGAACCCAAAACATCTGTGTAATTAACTTTTGCATCATAAGCCATAGTCAAACACAATTCGATTAATTTCATTTTGTCTTCTAGTCTATCAACAATTTCCACATCCATAATATTGTAATCAATAAATGATTGAAAGTCTTTTTGATACCACTCACTAAATGTTTCGTATGGATTACCATCCTTGCGTTCACCCAACTCAACACTTGCAATATGGTCAAGACGATATGATTCTTGATTTGTATAAGTAAACTTTCTGTACAGGTCATAGTAATCAAGTGCGGCAATACCTTGAATATCAAACACCTGATGATTACGACCCATTTTGTAAATAGTTCTTGCTTGAACTGAACCCCATGGTGAAAGTCTTTTTAATTGTTGTTCATCAAAGAGCTTGTTAATACGATTACACAGATAAGGTATATCAAAAAATTCAGTATTCCAACCAGTAATAATATCAGGTTGATTGTGTTGCCAGAACTTTAGAAATTCAAATATAAGTTCTTTTTCAGTTTCACATTTTACATATGCAACATCACGTCTGGTGCTTTTGTATTCACCAACACCCCAAACAAAGATTTGTTTATTTGCATGATTCTTTATAGTAATAGAAAGTAATTCATCGTTTGCGTCTTGAGGATTAGGAAATCCATTATCACATTTAACTTCAATATCAATTGTTGCAATAAGAATATCTTCTAGTGACCATTCAAGATTTTGATAGTTTTCATATAAGAAAGAATATTGATATTGTGTGTTACCATAAATGAGATGTGGTTGTTGTTTATATTGTTCAACCCATTCCTTTGAATCTTTAATAGATAGATGTTTTATTGGTGTGACATATTTACCCTCAAGTGTTTTAAACTTAGTTTCACGCATAACAGGTGAATATAAAGTAGGTGTGTATTTAACTTTCCTATTAATACGTTGGCCATCTACAACCTCACGTAATAAAAGATTATTTCCCCATTGGGAAACATTAGTGTAAAATTTCATATTTGTACTGTACCATAATTAAGTGTGAAAGTCAAGAGAAATAATTAATAAGTTCTCCTTCTCTTTCTAAGTCAACTGAACAACAATGAGCACCACCAGACCATAAGACATTCCAGCGATTAACCCAAGGTATCATATCAATATTGTATTTTTTTAGTTTATCTGCTAAGGCTTTATCATAACCAGAAGTGACAATTGTGTTTTCATCTAAAGATAATACATTACAATCAAATCTAGTTTCTTGAGAAACACCAAGTAAGTGTTCTAAAGGATACTTATTTTTTAGTCCTCTTTCTTCGCATAATTCTTTAATTGTCTTACCAGTAAAGTTCGCTGATTCTTCAATTAAAACAATATCCCAATTATTATCTTTCATAATTTGAGGTACATATTTTTCATGCCAAGTAATAACCAAACCAGGTCGTAAGATAGCAAACTTACCATCGACATGACCATAGGCATGTAAAGGTAAAAACTCATGTTCAGAAAATTCTCTCTTCCACCACTCTAATCCATTTTCAGTTATACAAATTTTAGAATGCTCGTTAATATCTAATGGTTCATTTGGTTTGGCATGTGTGTGAAAGATATGTTTACCACATTTATAGAATGCAGCTGTATCACCAATAAATTCTCTAGACTTATTATAAATTTTAATTGTTTTATTTGCAGTTGTATTTCTTGATTCAATATCATCAATAGAGTTATCCCAATCCTCTGCTATCTCTGTCATAACAGGTGGCATTGCAATGTATCTAGCACCTTGTTGAAATTCATCGATTAAAACTTCACGATGATTAAAGTTTTCAATTCTTCTATTATGTGATGCTGTATTGATTTCAAAAATTGTATTACCAATTTTTCCAACTGTATCACGACATTGCATTGGATGTTCTAGTTGTCTTTCAATACCATATTTAAGATTTGGTCTAACAACTTCGGCACCAAAAGTTTTACAAATGTTTGCTAATGCTTCAAGGTCTTCATTAGTTTCATCATGAACTTTTTTTAATGCATTGACTGAAGGTATATCGAATATATCGAATAAACTTTCAGCAGTAGTTCTTACATGATTAGTTGGATTTTTTAGATATTTGTTATATCTAAGATTGACTTCGTTCTCATAATCAAGTAATATTTTTAATGTTGTATTTTCAAGTAGGTCGGTAACTTTAAAAGATTTTCCTATTAAAACTTTTTTTAGTTTCGTCCACTCATCATAAGTTGTTCTCATCCCTAGTCTTTCCAATATTATATTTTGTTTCCAAATTCCACTCTGACTTTTCTTTAAAACTAATTATTTTGATTTGACTTAAAGGTGACATCTCTGCGATTTCACCAACTACTTCTATAAGACCCCAATCTTTTAAAAGACTAGCAATTCTATTTCTTCTTGATATGTCATTTTCTGTAAGGTTTGTTTCTTTGCCATCTAAAGCAAATAGCTCTTTAAAGTGAACTATGTAATACTTACCTTGTTTATGAAGAATATGACACGATTGATATAACTTTTTTTCTTTTCTTGAAGCAACACCGATTCTAGATAATGTTTCTCTAACCTTTAGAAAGTCATCTGGTTCTTTTAATGTCACCTCAAGCATATCGTCTTTGTTAAAACTAACGCTTTCCATTTTTTCCACCCCTATTCAATTTTTCCTTTATGTAATTTATTTGTTCATTACTAAGCATGTCAAGAGCAGATTTTGCTTTTTCATTACTATATCCATAATACTCTTTTACATACTCCAAGTTTTTAGATTTGCTCGATTTCATCCAAGGTGCAAATCTTTTTCGTGTTCGCAAACTATTTAGTAAAAAATTATATTGAAGTTTGTTGTTTAAGTGGTGTCTTATGTTCATTTCATTGACAAGCATAATAGTATCGCCAAAAGGGGCAAGACATTTGTTGACAATATAAGCAGGGTATTTCTTTTCCCATGCTTCGTCCTCTGTATCCATTAAATTATTTTTTTGATAATTAATAGAGTTTAGATATTCTTTCAATTCATACATTACGAATACTCCATTTATAAGTTTCAATTAAATGACTTAATGCATCCATATATTTTAAGTCACCTTCTTGAGGTTCAATTTCTTTCATATTTTTTAGTGCGTCATCAATTGTTGATTGATAACAGTTACCTAAAATGTGTCTGTCACTACCAGGTCTATCTAAAAAGGCTGCACCTGTATAACAGTATATATCACCTTTGGGGTCAATGTAAACCTTTGTTTGTGGTGATTGTTTACTATCTAAATGTTTTAATTTACATCTAGTTAGTTTTGTTTCTCTTCCATTCATTAAATCAT